CTTCTTTAGTCTTAGCATTAAGAATAACGCTACGATCTTCAGCCATTGATTCGATAACTGTTTCGTCATCAGTTGCACTAATTTTAATTAGCGGTAAAAATCCTAGGCTATGCGTATGTGCTACTAGGTCTTGTAAAAAGTCTTTCATATGTTTCTCCATGTTATGTTATTATATAGGTTTTTTTGACTATGTCAAGCATTTTTTCTTATCGTTTTATTGTATTCTACTGCCGATTCTAATATGCTTAACGGTGTTTTTGCCCGTTTTGAATATTCAATCAATGCATTAGTATCCTTAGGGAAACAAGCACCCCCAAATCCTCTGTCGCCATCTAAGCCAACTATAGTATGACTATTTCCAATTCGACTATCGTGTGTGACAATTTGTCTCACTAGATTATAATCAGCACCACTAGCTTCGCATAAATCAAACAACTGATTGAAAAATGCTACTTTAGTGGCTAGGAAACTATTAATACTATATTTGATTAAAGATGCTTCTGTTATATTGCAATAAAAATATAATTTACAATCGGGTAACACTGATGTAAACAGTTCTTGCCAAAACCCTTCAGGATCTTCTCCACCTAGCACCATGTATTTTTGTTTGGCAAAGTCTTCTACAGCACTAACTGCCCGTAGAAATTCTGGATTATAACAAATGCTATGATCAGTGAACATAGTTTGTATTGCAAACAATTGATCTGGAATGATTGTAGATTTAACTAGTACCGGCATGAATACTGGTACTGATTTCATTACAGCATACACTTGACTATCATCGCATACATTTTCTTCTGTTTGCGGAGTACCTACACAAATAATAATACCATCGGCATCGTGATGTTTATCGATTGTTTCTTCACTATATTTTGGATCAATAATAATTAACTCGTGCTTTTTTTCGAGTGTCCTTGCTACTGCCTTACCTACAAATCCGTATCCTGCGATTATAATTTTCATATTAAAACTCAAATAAACTGTTAAATGTATTTTTCTCTTCAGTACTTCTGACATCCCATTTAAGTACCCCAATTAAATTGTCTAATTTCTTATCAATAATTGTAGCTTCCATTTCTGCGTGGTCAAAGGGTAAGTCTTTAAACCACTGAGGAAGTCTGAGCTCATCTACGGGATAAGCTACACTTGTAAAGTCTAATGGGTTAGGTTTGAGTTTACAAACAATAACTTTTTGACCGTCGGTAATATTCATAGAATATTTGTCGTTATACATTCGTTTGAGAGTGTTCCAATTGATACTTGCTCTAACGTGTCCTGGCATATTAGCCTTACCAGCCTTCTTTTCTTTTGCTTCATACTCTGTGACTTTGTTTGCACGTTTAGGACTGCCCTTCTCCCAACCTGGTCGAGCTTTGAATCTTGTACGGAATTCACTAATATGATCCAATACTTCTTGTTCAGGCTTACCCATTAGAACCATTTCAAGTACATCGCTTAAGAAGTCTTGAATAAATTCTGGAGTATCACTACGTTTAAGATCCAAGCCCATAGCTTTAATCTTACCAGCTTTGCCATCGATGTCGGCACGTTTACCTTCCTTGTCGTAATACAATACAGCATAACGCTTCTTAGTAATAAACAAACTTTTGCTACCGACAATTTCTCGTCCTGCCTTGATAACTTCTCCACGTGTTTTTGGCACATGGAAATAGTCTAACATAAACTGTGGGAATGTGCTGTTTACTTCTTCACCAATTTGATCATAAAGCTGAATTACGTTTTCCTTGCTCCATGGGATTGCTCCGCTGTCGATATCTTTCTTTAGTGTTTTATAAGCACTAAAATAACAGGAGTCTGTATCACCGTAAATAACTGCTTTACCAATATGGTCATACTCGCCAGTAATAATCTCATTGACTTTACTAGCCATGTGTTTGGCAATTTGACGGCCGACTAGCGTAGTACTTTGTCCAATACGCTTATCGAAGAATCTGCAACCACTGTTAAGAATAGCGCCATACAAACTGTTCAAGTTAATCTTCTTAACTAGTTGTCGTTTGTCCCAGTACTCTTCTTCTACTTTGTTTCCAGCATTGATAGATTCCTTTAACTTGGCCTGCATTTCTTTACGTTCTGCATACCAGCGTTTTAGTAGTCCGGGAATAATACCTTCTTTTTCATAAGTGAAGATTGTGCCATTACTTGACAGCATCCAAGGTTGATTACTTTCAAAGATTAATCTATATACCTCGGCCGCACTTAATATATCAGTATCGCCGTTCTCCCAGTCGATAGTAACGTCAGTGCCAATTTCTTGTGCCATTACAGCTTCATATTCGTCAGCACCAAACTTACCTTCCCACGCAGCCGCAAAACTTTTGCCTTTAGCCATTTGTAGTTCAATAAATTCTTCTGTTCTAGTTTGACGCAACTGTCCGATAATAGTTTCCGGACCCATATTAAGCGCACGAATGGCACTAGGATACAGACTGTTAATATCCAATGAACCTACCCAGTCTTGAATACCTTCTTTAGGATGTGCAACATACGCACCAGCGGCCGCAGTATTCTCTTCACGGTCACTCATTTTAGTACGATTGGGAACCTGCATACCTCTGCGATGGCATTCGTTAATAATAGCTTGTTCAGTTACAGCTACCGCACCCATTGTAGTTTGTAGTAGCACAGTATTTTCATGTGCCAAGGTATTAGCAAGGTCCATGAACTTTAACTTCTTGTCTAAGTCGTCAAGTAGTTTACAGTCATTAATGTTATATTCAACAAATGTTTTAAAGTCATTGTTATATAACTGATCCAATGTACCTTCGTATTGTGTTTTGCGTTTTCCTAGTTCGTACTCTGCAATAGCATCCAATCGATAGCTATGACGTTCTTCATAAGTGTACTTGCGATACAGTTCAAGATAGTCTAAGTGTACACGACCGATATAGTCATAAGTTACACTATCACGCCCAAACTTTTCATATTCTCTACGCTTGGGGAATTGATTAAACAAACAGAAGCGTCTAGTATCTTCTTTGCTTAATGCTTTAGTTACACGATTAGTTGTATAAGGAATATCAAATCCTTCCGAGTTCCAACCGCTAACTACGTCTGCATCTTGGATAAGATCCAAAAACATGTTTAACAATTCTGCTTCGTTGTCAAATAAGTATGTATTAGGAAATTCTTTAACCATTTCCTTAGCTTCTTCCATCTTAAGTCCTTTAGGAGGGATAGCTAAACACACCATAGTTTCTAACCACTGTAGGTAGACAGCAATCGCAGTAATTGGCATGAATGCATCATCTGGACTAGCATAGCCACGCTCTGGATCGAAGTCTACCTCAATATCGAAAAACGCTACATTTAATTTAGGAGCATCTTGATTTAAGTAGTGTTCACTTAATGTTACAAAGATTGGATTGATATCGCTTTCAAACAATTCTTTGCCACTGTTAATGGCTTGTTCTTTGCGTAGTTCTTTTGTGTTCTTACAAACGATCTTCGTTAACGGATCGCCGTAAATTGATTGATATTTGCCGCGAGGGTCTTTAACATAAAACGTGTGCTTGACAGGAATGTCACGAAACTCACGTTCACCTTTCTTATTACGTTCAACCACTTTAATGATATCATTCTCGCGGTCAAACCATGCGTCTACATAAGACATAAATTTTCTTCTCCATGCAATTTAGGGCTTGCAAATACCTATGTGCTGTTTTATGGCCAGCTAACCTTATACGACAATATTTATTAGATACGTTTTGTGATATCTAAAATTGCTTCAATCTCTTCCCAATCTTCGTTGTAAGCCGCCCAATCGCCTTTATGTGCAATCTTAATAGCTTTGTTAATAACACTGGGTTTAATTTGTAATTCTTCTGCTACAGCCTTGACTGTATCTTTTAAGCCTTCTTGTAAGTCTTCAACTTCACGTAGTACTGTACTACCTTCTGAAATTAAACGCTCTAATTTTGCCTTTTCTTCTGCACCGTATGAACGACCGCCCATGTAAATCTCCTAATGTATATGCCTATTATATATTACTTATTCAGTAAATGCAACCTTTAGAGGTGGAAATGGCAGAAATTAATCTGCCATTTTGATTACTTAATATTTGCTATTTTTAACCAACGAACTAATTCGTCGTCGGATTCTTTCATAGCATTTAATTTAGCGCCTTTTCCTAAACTATAATCTGTTGTACTTGCAGGTTCCTGTTTGTACAATGGATTGCCAGTATGTTGAGGATCGTATTCTGGCTTGTAGTTAGGACCTTTTCCAGGATAACTAATTTCGCCTTTTGAATTCATTGCGGCACCTTCTTTATCGCCAGCTACTGGAGTAGTTGCGCCGCCAGCTACTGGAGTAGTAGCGGCTTTTGAACCAGGAGCATTAGCCAAACTTGCTGCCGCTGGATTGTTTTGTGGATTTTGTTTGTCTTTAGCAATATGTTGATCCACATCACTCATTGCGGCAGTTTTGCCAGCTGGTGAATTTTTAATTTCTTCAAGATCATCTAATTGTGATTCTAAATCTTTTACCTGACGAATATTATCTTCATCTTCAGATTTTTCTAAATCAACAATTAAAGCGGCAAGCTGTTGTTTAGTGTCATCGATTTCTTTTTGTGTAGCTTCGATATCAGCTTTCTTTTTAGCTTCATCAGCATCGACCTTGGCAGCATCGTCTCTCTCTGCTTGATCTGATGATGAATCGGCAGGTTTTACATCTGGTTTAGAACCTACACCTTGGTCATATGTTGGTTTGCCACTTGCTGACGGAATTGTTAATGATGCACCAGCTGTAATCTTGTTAGGATTTGTAATGCTAGGATTAGCCGCCATCAATTCAGCAACGCTGACATTATTACGTTTAGCAATAGAGCTTAAATTATCACCGGGTTAAATTTGATAAGTGGTCGGTGCAGTAGGTGCTGTAACACCAGCTTGTCCAGGTGCTGTAACACCAGCTTGTCCAGGTGCTGTAACACCAGCTTGTCCAGTAGTTGCATCTGATGTTTTAGCATCGCCAGGAATAGCAGGAGCTGGATTGGCATTTTTACTTCCACCACGCATTTGACTACCCGCCGCCAAAGCCAGCATGGCCGCAGCCATACTTTTTCCAGGATTAGCTTTTAACCAAGATGCAACTCCACCTTTCATATTGTCTGGAACTGTGCGCCATTCAACATCTGTAATATCTGGACGGGGAGGTGTTTTTAATTCTGTGCTAAGTTGGTTTGGTAATCGATCTAATATATCAAAATCTTTGCCAGCTTGTTTCTCGCCACCACGTACTACTGATGGCAATTTATTCCATATCTTAGGTAGCATTTCGCCAGCCGCTCTTCCAGCACCAGTTACATCGTCGAACAAATAACTGAAACTTTCCATTAATGATTCTGCTAATGGTTGATCTGCTGGAACAATACCTTGTCCGGTACGTGCATCTGTGTTTACCCCATTTAAAGATGCTAACTTATCTTTAAGAGCTTTATACTTAGGAATTAAATCTGCTAATTGTTTTAATTCTTCATCTTCTTTATTCTGACGAGCAATAGCTGATTGGCTACCACCTTGAACGCCGCTATCGTAATCTTTATT